CTTCCTTCGTTACCAGTACTAGGCCGTTTGCCACGTCCACCAGGGCGTGTTACGAGCGGACCCGGTCGCGGGGAGGTCAGACGGGAGCTCTCGTTGAGCTTCTCGTCGCCTCGTATAACTGCGGTACGGATGTTAAGAAGGAGGTCGACGCCGAAGTCTCGAGGATGAGGGCGGACCGTCGTCTTGCTCGCAGGTTTGATCTTGCGACACCTAATTACCTTTCGCTTTGTACAGACGAGATCGTCTGCCTCAATCGTGATCGGGAAATGGTCAAGATGAGCTTTTACCCTTGGTTGAATTTGGACAATGTAGTTCGACATAACTATGTTGATGTTCAGTTTGGATTTACTTGTGGTCAGGAGGAGAGACTAGTCGCTCTCTTTTCCAAACTGGATGTACCGCTGTCTCGTGTCAGGGCGGCGGTCCATGGGGTTGTTGAACCCCTAAAGGTGCGCGTCATCACAAAAGGTGAGTGCGTTCCGTATATGTTATGCAAGCCGGTGCAGAAACTCTTTCATGATATTCTTCGCGAAATGCCATGTTTCCGTCTTATTGGCCGGCCTTGCAACGTGCTTGACGTTCAGGATGTGTGGAATCGTGCTATGTCTGGTGAGGACCCCGTCCTTCATTCCATTGACTATAAGGCCGCCACTGACTGTTTAAAACTTGAAATCTCTGAGTGGATAATGTCGACTTTGGTCTATTACTTCGACGCTAAGACTCGAGACTTATGTGCACGTGTTTTGGGCATGCATGAATTGCATTATGACGCCGGAGGTCCGGCGCACGGTGTCGCCGTTCAGCAGGTGGGACAGTTGATGGGTTCGATCTTATCGTTCATCGTCCTCTGTCTCGCCAACCTGGGCGTGATGCTAGTGTCTCTCAAACGCGCGGGCGATGTTCGCTCGCGTCAAAAGAAAATGAAGTCGTTACTTATTAACGGTGACGATGGATTGTTTCGGGCCCCCCGTTTCGTTGGTGATATCCTTGATCAGGTGAGCTCTGCCGCGGGCTTACGCCCGTCAATCGGCAAGAGCTACCATCACCCTGTTTGTGCAAATATTAACTCAACTGACTACTTCTTCCGCAACGGCAGCGCGATTTGTGTCCCGTACTTGAACACCGGCTTGTTGTTTGGCCAGTCTAAAGTACTAGATACTCTCAACTGTGACATGCGTTCGGAAGGTGGTTGCCGTTCTCTCTGCTCCACTGCTAATGAACTTCTTCGTGGTTGTTACTACTATAAGAAGGAAAAGAGCCTTTGGCTTGATTTCTTCGAGTTGAACCGCGAAGAACTGGTTAAGGAAGCGGGACTTCGCAATTTCTTCGTTTCGGAGACTCTCGGCGGGATGGGCATTAAGTTGCCATATAAGTTCCGCTGGAAGCTTTCGTTCGGACAGCGAATCCTTGCTCTTCGAAAACTAGAGCAGTTGGGTGTGGGATGTTCTGGCTCTGTCGCCTGGCGCCCCAAGGGCCGAGGCGTTGAATTCCCAGGGATACCGGTGGGTCGACCGACTCGACGTCACTTTATGACAGGTGATCTTCACTCTGCCTTTCAAGTTGACGATTGGAACGACGGCGATGAGCCGCTGGTAGCGCCTGAGGATAAAGACAGGACAAAGTATTTTAAGCTCCGGAGGACTGAACAGGATGCGTCTGAGTACAAATACTCGTGTAGACGCCTCCCGAAGTGGGTGCTCGCCGTAGGCGTAGAAGTCTCACGTGTCTAGTTTCGGGGCAAACGACCTGGAATGTCGTAAAACTTAACCGAGCCGGTTCACCGGTGGATGCGGATTGACCTCCGCGGGTTAGTAAAACTTGGGCTCCGTGTCGGCCCACGCCCAGACAAGAATCTGCGAGTAAACTCAAAAGACACATCTAGCTATGTCGAACCCACTGGTCTGTTTCGTCGGTATCGCTGGGCGTCGGGTTGTCGGAACGTCCTGAACCTTGGTCAGGTCCCGCCCACCACCCTGTCGAAAGTGTGTGTGTCCAGTAGAGAGAAAGACTACTCCGGACGTAGCCGGCGCCTGATCAGCGTCGGAGTGAAGAGGTAATGGGGGTCTCGTGTGTTAAATGGTCCAAAATCGTTTCCGATTGATCTCGGTAAATTTCGATGCTAAATGCGCCGCAAGGCCTAAATGCCAAGAG